CTGAAAAGCAGCGAGACATCTCTCGAAACGATAACGCGCCAACACAAAGCGCAAATGGCGCGGGGTAGAGCAGCCCGGTAGCTCGTCAGGCTCATAACCTGAAGGCCGCAGGTTCAAATCCTGCCCCCGCAACCAAACTTTCTTACAAGATTACAAAGGCTTAGGCCAAAACATAGCGCCCCACGGGGCGCTTTTTACGTTGCAAACCGCCGCAACACATCCCCCTAAGATTCCAAACCCTTACGAACACCCCCGATTCCACCGTGCAACACCCATGCGACACGGGATCGGCAGGGTGTTCGTGGGACGTTCCGTGTACGATTGAGCTTGACCCAAAGGCAGACCAGAGCCGCCATGTCCTCGCAACCAACTCGGGGACCCTCATGTTCAAGACCAATGATGCAGCGCTGGACGCCTTCATCGCCGCCAAGATCGAGATCGACGTCCTGCTGGCCATGCTGGCTCACAGCGCCGACCACTTCGGCTCCGACCCGGATGAGGCAAACTGGGGCCATGTCGGCACATTGAAGCACTACCTCGAGAAGCTCCGCGAGATCACCGACATGGCGTCCTAGGAGAACCGGTGTCTGGCTTGAAGCCGTGAGCCAGCCTGCATCCGCGACACCAACCACGAGCGGTGACCAATTCTCCGTTGACGCCGCAAAGAGGATGCCTGATCTTTCGGGAATGCTCCCATTTTCAACAGAATTTCCCGTCCGAGCCAGCCCCAACCGTGCCGCCTTCGTCTCCGAAGTAGTCGGCTGGTTGCGTGGTATGAAGCATCAGGCCGTCCTTTCAAGCGCTTCAGAGGCGGAACTGGATGGTGCGAATGTTCACGTGCGATCGGCTACCGGCGAAGAACTCCGGATGCGGGAGCTTCAAACCGCTGACGGCTGGTCCGCGATTGGCGCGCGACATGACTTGCCTGACGACCTCGGACGGGTGTGGCGTACCGAATGTGTTCTGCGGCGCGGGGCAGCAGAGGGTGGACAGGATCTTGTTCGTCTTCGCACCCAGTGCATCGCGACCACTGCTGGTGCGAAACTGGAAACTCCGAGAAAACCCTACCTCATCAAGGCTCTTATCAAGAACGGCTGGGGAGGCCAGGACCGCCAGCTCGCGGTGTCGGATGCCGCCATATGGCTGAAGAATGATGGCGAGGGCCTCACCACTGCCAGGTCGGTGACCGTGGGTGATGCCACTAAGTGGCTTCCCGTGGTATACGTGTCCGCGACCGGCAAGTCGACGTGGGTGCTGAATCAAACTGAGATCGAGAAGCTGGCCTATGATCTGGGCGGCATTGCACACGTTGTTGTCGAACCAGACCGTACCTTCTCGTTTTCTCTTCGCGAGCAGACTGACGCAAGGAATGCCTACGGTGGTACCGTGGCTTTGTCAGCACCGGGCCAAGGCGTTGTCAGAAGGTACTTCATCGGATGGCAGATCCAGGATGGGGTCGAACTGGCAGCAACGATTCGGGAGGCTACAGCAAGCCTTCGGAGCCAGATGCCTTCCTTTGGGTGGGATTGGACCGAACTGCAGGAACAGGCCCTGCGGGCGCAGCGTTCAAGCGAGAAGTCGCGGCTAACTGCGGCTGAAAGCGAGCAGCTGTACCTCGAAGAGATCGAAAACCTGCAGGACAGGATAAGACAACTCGAACAGGCGCTTGTTGCCCGGCCGGCCGATAGCGTGGGAACCGACGAGGGGGAGTTCTCGGCTGACAACCTCATTCGGCGGATCGGGCCGGAAATCTATGCCGGGGAAGTTTCGGACAGACTGCGCTTTGCCGCCAGAACGACGCTTGCGGTCGCTGATCAGATCGGATTGGATACTCGGTCAAAGGTGATTCTGCAGCGGGTTCTGGATCGGCTTCCGGTATCGCCTGCTCTTACCGAACTTTCGCAAGACTTGGCGAGGGCAACAAAGGACCCGAAACGCGTTGCGAGCGAACTGACGTCGCTACTGGCGCGTCATGGCTACTCGGAGAAATCCGACAACAAACACATTCGAATGGAAGCTGATGACCTGTTCGAGGGCCTCGATGCTATTACTATTCCCAAGACGCCCAGTGATCATCGCGGTCTGACGAACCTGCGAAAGCAAATCGAACGCACGCTCGGCATCACCAAACTTGACGGATGACATTGCTCACGACGCCACCGTTGCCACGCCATCCAGCCGCACCGCGACGCTGCTGACGCCACTCCCGGCCGCCTCGACGGCAACGCCGATGGGGAAGCGCCCGGCCGCTGGTGTAGTCACTTCCTGCGCCGTGTTGTCCCACGCAACACGCGCACCGACCGTCAGCACGGCGGCGCTGGCCTTCGGCAGCTGGAACACGCCGGTGGTGGAGAGCTCGACCGGGTCACCCTCGGCCGAGGAATAGGCGGCGATGCCGAAGATGTTGCCCACGATCAGCGCGTCGCCCGAGGCGATGCCGCCCGCAGGTGTCGCGACGCGGACGATGTGGCCGTTCTGGAGGTAGTTCTTCATCTCAGAGCCCTTTCGAGGATTGGATGCGGACGACCGAGATGCGCTCGGTCGCCCTCGCGATCTGCCGGTTGAGGTCCGCGAGCGCGGCGGCCATCTCGCCGTCGCTCGCGTAGGTGATGCGCTTGCCGTCGTATTCGACGGTGCGGACGCCCCGGTAGCGCGCGGCCATCAGGGCGTCCCGCCAGGCGGTGAACTGGGCGAGGTCGGCCATCACGCGCCTGCGTTCATGAACCAGCCGCGGTGGTCGATGAACCCGGCGCCGAAATCGAGGATCACCCGGATCTCCACGCCGTCGACGTCCCAGCCCGAGCGGCTCTCGACCTGCGGGCCTTCGGCGCCCGAGAGATAGGCGAACTCGAGCCCGTCGATCTCGCCGGGATCGGCCGTCACATACCAGCGGGTCGCGCTCGACAGCCGGGGCTCCACGACCAGCGACAGCGAGCCCGAGAACGGGTTCACATCGGCCGCCGTCGCGGGCGCGATGCTGGCCAGCCACTTCTCGGCCGTGGTCTCCAGCGCGGGCGGGACCAGCAGGTTGCGGGGCGTGACGCGTATCGTGCGGTCCTCGATGCCCTTCTGCGTGCGTAGCGCCAGCCGCGCGGCCGAGAGGGTCGCGTCGGAAATCACGGCACCGGTGCCCGCCTTGTTGCCGTGGTCGGCGTGGAACAGCGTCTTGCCGTCGGACATGGTGGGCCCGTTGCCGCTGCCCGCCTCGAGGAGCGTCACGAGGATCCGCGCCTCGGTCTCGGCGGCGGCCTGACCCATGCGCCGGGCGAGGTCCGCGAAGGCGCCAAGATCGTCGTTGACCAGCACCTGCCTTGTGATGCCGATCTTCCGCGCCCAGGTCTCGACCTTGTAGGCCTCGCGCGCCTCGGCCATCGTCCCGGCCTTGATCTCGCCGTGCTCGTTCAGCTTCTCCAGCAGCGGCGCCTCCCCCAGCATGATCTTGTTCACCGCGCGGAAGTCCCGCGCCGTGGTCTGACGGCCGAGGCGGCGGATGCCCGAGGGCGCGGCCTGGTAGGCGTCGCGCAGGACGCGACCCACCGTGTCCCCGAGGATGATCGGGAAGTCGGAGTTGGTGTGCAGCGCGCGAGTGACGAGGCTCGCGGGCGACAGCGCCATGGTGAACTCGCCACGGAGCGTCAGCAGTTCCTTCGCCATGTCCACGGGCGTGGCATAGGCGTATCGCCGGGCGGGCTCGGAGAGGTCGTGCCGCGGGTTGATCCGGGCGTAGAGCGCCTCGCCCATCTGCCGGGCGCGGAGCGCGGGATCGTCCTGGCTCTCGCCCATCTCGACGCGGACCTGTTCGGTGCGGATGGTTGGCGCGGATCGCTTCGCCAGCGCCTCGAAGGCGGCGCGTCGGGCGGTGTCGGGATCGGCGTTCGCATCGATCTGGCCGTCGACCCACGACTGGTCGAGCCCGGCGATGCGGGCGATGGATCGGATCTCGGCGTTCGCTTCGGCGCGGGTCTCGGTGTTGGGCACCATGTCGGCGGCTTCTCGGGTGGTCGCGTCGGTCATCTCTGTCTCCATGCGAATATGGGCGCCGGGATCGGCGGGTGTCGGCACCAGGGAAATCTCGTGGGGCGTCCAGTTTACGGCGGTCAGCACGCGCGCGCCGTTCTCGATGCTCTCGGCCCAGTCTTCGACCGAGTAGCCGACCGACACGTGCCGCAGGATGCCCGCCAGCACGTCCTGCCAGACCGGCTCCACCTCCGGACGGGCCGAGAACTGGATGAGGGCGGTGCCGCGCTTGCCGTCCACGGCGGCGCTGCGGACGGAGCCCAGCACGTCGCGGACGGCGGTCTGGCGATGCGCGTCGAGGACGCTGGCTCCTTCGAGGCGCGACAGGTCCACCGCCTCGGGCGCGAGGCTCAGCCGCTCGATATAGGGACCCGCCATGTCGCGGCGGCGCACCGGCGCGCCGGTAGACCAGACCACCTCGACGGTGCGGGCGTCCGGATCGGCCGTGGCGGGCGCCAGCGTCGCGCGGCGGGTGAGCAATTCCATGGTGTCAGCCATCGGCCGCCTCCTTCTGCTGCGGTGCAGCCGTATGGCCGAAGGCGAGCCCCAGCCCGTCCGCGCGCTCGCGGTCCGCGGCGATCTCGGCATCCACCTGTTCGGCGTCGTAACCGCGTTCGGAGATCGCCTGGGACCGGCTCTTGAGCCCTGCGCCGATCGCCATGATCTCGGCCTGCACGTCCTTCATCGGATCGACGTAGTCGAACTTCGGCGGCAGCCATTCGCAGCCGAGATAGGCGTCCGGGTTCCTGTCGAAGTCCCGCGCGGGCAGATCGCCGGTCAGCACCGCCAGGCGCACGAAGCGCTCCCACACCGGGCGGCAGAACAGGTGCACGACGACGTTGTGCTGGAGCTGCTCGACCCGGCGGCGGAACTCGATGAGCCCCGCGCGGATCGAGGAATAGGTGACGCCCTCTAGATCGCCCGAGACCAGCTCGTAAGGCAGGCCCAGCCCGGCCGCGACGGCGCGCAGATGGTTCTTCACGAAGGGCGCATAGGCGTCGTGCTCGGTCGGGTTGGAAAACCGGATGTCGGTGCCGGGCGGCAGTGGGATCAGACTGCCGGGCTCCATGCCGACGGTCAGCGCGCCGCCGGTGTTGGTGCCAGAGAGCCCGCCCGCCGTGCCATCGGGATCGGTGATGAAGCCGGTGAAGAGCGCCGCCACCTTGGCCTTCACCAGCGCGGCGTCCTCGAACTGGTCGAGCTCGTGCAACCGCAGCAGCACCGGCGCGAGCCAGGTGATCCCGCGCAGCTGGCCCGCGGCGAGCGGCTTGAACAGGTGCAGGCAATCGGCGGCGGGGACGCGGATCGGGTCCATGCGGAGAGACCCCAGCGGATCGCCCGGGCGGGAGTGGACTGCCCCCACCGAGTGGTCCGGGTTGATTGTTAGTGCATCGTCGGCCGCTGGTCTATTGGGATGACGGCTTCCGGTGCGGGTGGGCGGTATCCCAGGGAGCTGTGCGGCCTGACAGTGTTGTAGTGGCGGCGCCATCGCTCGATGAGGATCTGGGCCTCCCTGAGCGAATAGAAGACTTCTGCATCCAGGAGTTCGTCGCGGAATCGAGCGTTGAAGCTCTCGCAATACCCGTTCTCCCAGGGTGAACCCGGCTCGATGAACGCGGTCTTGGCACCAACTGCGCCGATCCAGCCCTGCACCTTCTTGGCAATGAATTCCGCGCCATTGTCGGACCTTATGAACGCAGGCGGGCCACGCAAGATGAACAGATCCGTCAGGGCGTCGATTACGTCGGTGGAATTGAGCCTGCGGTTTACACGGATCACCAGCGCCTCCTTCGTGAATTCGTCGATGATATTGAGCGTCCGAAACAGCCGTCCGTCATGTGTCCGGTCCTGAACGAAATCATAGGACCAGACGTGGTTCGGGTGCTCCGGCCGGAGACGGACGCAGGACCCGTCGTTCAACCAGAGCCGACCCTTCTTTGCCTGCTTTTGCGGGACCTTCAGCCCTTCACGCCGCCATATCCGTTCCACGCGTTTATGATTTACATGCCAACCGGCGTTGTTCAGCAATCCGGTGATCATCCGATAGCCATATCGCCCGTAGGTGCGAGCGAGCGTGATGATGTCTTCCGTCAGCCGTTCTTCGTCCGGGGCGCCGCAAGGAACCTTGCGTTGCGTCGAGCGGT